ATTGAGGCCGACCGCTTGTCTACGACCTCACCAATGGCGCGGAGATTTGTTAGGAGGTTCTTCTTGCCTGTTCCGAAATCGACTTCTATTCCGTCTTTTCCAGAAGGCATGGGTTTTCATTGCTCATGTCCGAAATAACACACCAGGGTGGAGGAGGAGCCATTACGACCCGCCAGTGTCGCAACAGCCCTCCCCAAAACACCAACAGACTAGGCTTCGGTGGCTGCGCCACTTGGCCGGAAGGTCGCACGAACAATGTGCAAACTTTCCTTATCCAACACACGCTCGTAGTCCACAATCCAACCCTCAGTCGTTGTGGTCTTTGATGCTCCATACGTCACGACCATCGTCTTCTGCTGGTCGGCTGGCCCTTGAGCCACATCACCAAGCACAGCATCAGTCGTGTTGGCCGTATCGTCATACCAGGCTTCGATGGTGATATCATCCGTCGACCGCATACCCGTCGCCAGATGCTCTTTCCACGAATCACCGAATCCAGTAGACTCCACCATTCCAGCGTTAATCTTGATGCCGCCAAGAGAGATGATGTATTGCGACAAATCCCTCGCCGTCCCGCCAGAATCGTCAATCGTTACCGTTACACTACTTGGTCCGTATTTAGCCACAACATCCCCCCATGCCTGATGATAGATTACCCTCTAGCGACAGCGACCGTATAAGTAAAACTTGGACTAGACCCGCCGACCGTGGCGGCAACGCGCAAATACCTGTTCACCGTCCCACTGGCCGTCTTTCGCTCTGCCCCAATAGCCGTGGCCTGTGTAAACGTCGCCAATGTCGTAAAGGTTGAATCGTCCGCACTATGTTGCACCACAATATCGAGCGTCGGACTTGACCCACTGGCCGCAGTCACCTGCAAATACAGACCTGCGCCACTCGCAGAACTGGCCGAGTTATCCAACGAGGCTGAATTGCCAGTTGCCGTCCGAGCCGCAAGAGCCTCCAGAATCTTGCCGTCCTCAATTTCTCCAGACGCCGTATACGTCACGTTCAGTTTGTGCAACCCTTCCTTCTCAACAACCCGATCCACCTCTGCACCGAATGCCCCAGCAAACCCAGTCGCCTTGCTGCCAGCCGTGCTACCAGCAGGAGCTAACGTCACAACCTGACTCGTCGTTTCCTTCCCAACAAATGCCGCGACTGAACTGTTGGCCGCATCATCGAACCAGCCACTCTGCGTCAACTCAGCAGACCGGACACCCATCGGCGTTTGCTCTCTCCACGAATCCCCAAGCGCCGTTGTCTCTTCCGTGGCCGTGAGGGTCTTATACGAAACATTCGTCAGCACTCCGGCCAGCGAGTTGCCGCCTACCAGAAAATACCCAACCGAGCTTGGCCCATACTTCGCCATTTACGTCACCCCTATTTCTTGCGAGTCGCTGGACGCTTGGGCTTGGGAGAACTCCACGCCGTTCCATCTTCCACTTCAGACGAACCGACCTCCACGACCGACCCTTGTTTCAGTAGCACCTTCAACGAAGACGGTGGAACATCATCACAGAATCCCCCCGGCTTCACTTTCTTCGTTTTCAGCTTTGCCCGTTGCGCCTCTGTCAGCTTCGACATCCCCCCGGCGCTCTTAATGACGGCTTGACTTTTTTCGTCCGGATACTCCAACCCAACGACAGCCCGTAGACGTTTCATGTCGAAGACCTCTCTGCCCCGCACGCCTTGCACAGAATCACCGTCCTGCCACCAAAGCCCTCATGCGTTAGCTGCTTGTCCTTCCCCGCTCCGCACTTCGGGCAATTACTCATGATGGGTCTTTAATAATCTGTGCGTTCAGCGCATATACCGCCCGACCAGACTGGTCAACTTGAAGCAAAAACGGACTCGTCGGCTCAACCATTTCGTAGAACGTACTGGTCAGCGTCTCCGCATCCACTTCCCCAAGCGCATCATAAGCCGCCTGACAATTCGCCCGTGCCGTATCGTAGCTTGCGGCCCGAGACAAGACCTGAATACCAGGGAACTCCCTCCCGATACCAGCCAGCCCGAACTCCTTCTCTCCCGGCGGCCCACCAGTCATCACCACAGCCATTGCCGTGTCGGGAGTTGCTTCCGGTAACGCATCCTCAAACAGATCGGTGCCGACAGCCGTCGCCACACTCTTCGCCACCAGATACGCCGTTACTTCAGCCATCGTCGCCATTATCCAAAATACAGCGTCGTCAAATACGGGACATCGGCAGAATCCACCATCGCATCTGCCCGAATCGTTGGGCGAACCACACTCCCCGGCAACGTAATCTTATCCCTCGTATCGAATACCGTTTTCCCAAGCACTACTAGCTGAGAGGATGACGTTGTTTCATTGCCACGAGAATCCAACACCCTCGTCGGAACCTCATGCAACAACCCAGTCATTGACACCGCCGTGCCGTAAGTCGGCTTCCCATTCCTATCAAGCGTCCCTGATATCGGCGACCTCGTAAACGTCACCTGTAACCCACCGTCATTCGTCACACCATGAGCCACAGCCACCGCATCATGAATCGCGCTTGCGATGCTCATGTTCTTACCAATTCAGCCATCCTCTTAATCCGATGGCGAATGCTGTAAATCCAACTCGGTTCCAGCAAAAAATATACTGCATCAGGAACCACCTTCGGCCCCTTCGTCCCGCTAAACGTCAAATTGACTGGCCCAGCTTTTAGCCCAATAATGCCCTTGGTCGAAATCGCATCATCAGCCATTCGATTCTCAGCAATCACCTGACGAGCGAACTCAGCCGTCGCATCTTTCAGGTCAGTCGGAATGGAATCACTGTCCATTGAGTTCCCGTTCCGATCCCACATCCCCGTTCTCGGCCAGTTTAAGACCTGCACCGTATCAGACGGCGCACCAGTCCAGTCGACATGCTCATCTAAGAGCCGAGTTGCCATTAGCAAAGACTGGTCTTTCTCGTCATTACTTGCCCCAGACCATGTAGTAGAAGACTGCGGGTGATTGTCATCATATTGCGTAGCCTCTGCCCGAGTGCAGTAGGTGTTTGCGTTTGACGCACCCGCTGTTGCTACCAAGGTCGAGACAGCCATTTACCCATTCCTATCAAATCGCACTTTATTCTCTGGGCGCACGTTCACCTTGGGCCTCTTCACCTTTGGCACTGACCTCTTCTCACCGGCCTTCGTATGAAGGCTGGCATCAAACTCTGACGCATTGATCACTATCGTATTGCCCTGCTTATCTGTCACGGTCATCGTGTCAACGAGTCCCATAAAAACCAGCCCTTCCGAATCGTGAGGGCCACAGCCACCCCTAGCCGAGCAACTGCAGCCCTACACAATCCTCTGCCTCGGTCCTATCCAGCAATCCTCGCAGCCAACTCACGACGAACCAACGCAGCCCCATACAAAATATCGTATGAGTATCGGGTTTGCTTATGCTGGCGAGTGACCTCAAGCCTGAGTGTTAGCCCCGAATCAGGATCGAATGCGGTTTCCACAATCGAACCCAACGAACGGGCCTCATCACTAGCAGCCAGTGGTCGAGTCGCAAACGCAAAAGCGTCACGATGGAATGCAAGGTTGACCACATGAGTCGCCTTGAAAGTTAACGCCGCATTATCAGCCCAGGCCACTTTCGCATACGGGAACATTGTGATCACTGTAGCCGTACTAGAGGCGACCGTATAGGTCTGTGTATCACCAGCAACCGTGAAAACATCACCAGCCGCAGGAGCAGTACCGCCGCCGTCCCAGGTCAGCGTCTTATCTCCAACAGATACCGACGCATCATTCACAAGGATTGTGCCTGTTCCGGTGTTGGTATGCGTTGGAACATTCTGGCTCATTGCCCACATGCTACCGAGCTTGCGGCCAATCTGACCATTAGCAATAACGCCATCCCCTCCACCATAGCTCGCATCCTGAAAGGCGCGAAGGTTGATCGCATTAGCCTCTGCATCTGGATCAATAACGACAAACCGTGGCTCCATTGGAGCATTCTGAGTCGCAAGAGCTTTTCTCGCATCAGTGAATGCGGTCAGCGCAGATGCGAATGGCGTCGTGCCAGCAGTTCCAGCATACCCATAGACTCCGGTATACTTACCCCAAATATAAGAATCAACATTGTTTGCCAGCGCCTTGATAGCTTCTGACGCTTGCATCGGAATCGTGCCATCCATCACTTCCATCCGTTCCTTGTCGGTCAGATAGAATGGCGCTTCATACCACTGATCAAGCGCGATGCTGACGGATGTTGGTGCGCTATCAGAATTTGCCGGTGGGGTAATTGCAGGGCTTACCGCAGACGCAGTAATTGAAGACGGAATCGGCACATCAATGGTCGACCCCTTCTCACCCGCCATCGAGTCGTAGCCACGGTTGACCACTCTCGGCATTACAACCTGCTCGCGCAAAGCCAGAAGACCCTGAGCCAACAGCTTCGGTACAACTTCAGTCCATGTATTAGCCACGGTGTCTCTCCTCCAAAGAAAAACGATTATTAACAGCGCTTCCACCGGAAGCATGAGCGACACCGTCGCCCTAATATTTACTTGTCCGCTTTATGCTCTTTGCTTTTGCGCCTCTTTTCTGAGCATGAATCGCTCGCTCCGCTGCTTGACATTGCGCCAACGTCTTAAAGTGACACCCACCACGCTGGCCGTATTTCCATCTCCCATTAGAACACTTTACGCACGGCATTACGACCTATTTGCAGCCCTCGTAACCGTAACCTTCCCCTTCGCAATGTTCTCAAGGTTCCTCGAAAACTGCTCCAGGCTCGGGTCTTTCAATTCACCCGCTTCCATTCTCACGCCAGGGCCGATGCTATCTTGGTCGCCAGTTGACCTCGACGGCTTAAACAAGTGCGAGCCGCCATCTCTCTGCAACCCAAGCAACCACTCAAGCAATCCATACGGCTGATCAGGCTTAATGGTGCTGAACTTCACAATCCCATCATTCATAATCCGTGCTTCGCCATCAACTAATCGGAAACCCATATTAACGGCACGACCAAGCACGTCATCGATAGCTGCCGTGCGAACTCCAGCCTCGGAAGCAGTCTTCTGAACCAACCCTCGAAAAGTTGCTTGGTCTAGCTTCGACTGCGCTTCAGACTCGCGCTGCTTTGACTCGTTTAACTGCTCCTGCATCGGACTCACCGCAGCAGTTACAGCTTTCTGAATCTGCTCCGTCAGGGCGTCATTCGTCACAACCTTGGCGTCCTTTGTTTCAAGCTGTCGTTTTTCTGACATGAGCGTCTGGTAAATCGACGGGTCTACATCCCTGAACTTCTCGGTCATTTCGCCAAGCTGTCCAGTCAAGCTAACCTTATCGTTCATCAGTCCAACATTCGTTTCCCGGAACTCAGTGACCTTCGCCCCAAGCTCCTGTTCTCGCTTCGTCGGCCCTTCCACCGAAAGCGCCCACTCACCGTCCTGCTCTGTATACGCTTGACGCACTTCCTCCGGAAGTTTATCAAGTTCCTCCTGGCTCTTCAGCACCGCCTTGAGCGCCATCAACACCCCCTGTCCAATATATTCGCACAAAGACCACAAAAGACAAACACCTTTTATGCTTTGCCCTCTCGACTTCCTCTTAATTTCCTCTTCACTGCATCTCGCCGTAGTATTAGCGCAGCTTCTTCAGCCTCTTTCCTGGGCAACCCACCATCAAACTCCATAATCGCCGCACGTTCCTCAAGCTCTAATCGTTCGTCACGCGAACAACCCTCCGGCGGGAATCGATATGTGATGAGATGTGAATCCTTATTGATCATCATTTATTAGCCAGGAGTCGCCATCGGAATATCAACCATGCCACCCTTGGCCTTGATGTCTTTAATTTGACGGAACAGCCGTTTCCATTGATGACGGTGTTCCTCATCATACGAAGACGGAGGCTTGTCCTGTCCCAGCGTAATGGCGTATGCCATTTCTTCAATTTCTTCCAGCTTCACCATGTCATCCCTCCACTTCCTCAATCAGTGATGCCTTGAAATACGAGCCACGGAAAGTCACCGGCAATAACTCCAGGAATGGCAAACCGTCCTTCGGCAACCATCGCTTTCTCGGAAAAAGAGTATCCTTCATATCAACCATCCCCTCGTTGAGCAACAGCAACTCATCCTTCGTAAAGCCCTCAAGCACAACAGCCCCATCTCGGAGCATTGCCCGACCAGACGGCCTAAACCCATCCCCAGACAAATCAAAAAACCTTACCTGCTTCACCTTCTTTCACCTCCGTACTTATTATACCATCAATCCCAAGCTCAGGAACTCGCTTTGCTAGCGCCAAGCGGTAACTTCTGCCACCCAGCATCACCGTGATACCCAGACTTGACTAGCTCCCGAAGCAAGTCGCCCCTTTTTAAATGCCTCTCAACCCACTTAAATCGAGCTTTCAGTGCAGATATTTCATTCGCATTCATTCCAACCCCAAACTCCTCCACCAAATCATCAATGTCCAGCCTCGCCATATTCTCCAACACTTGACCAGCGAGCCTTTTGTCAATGTCCTTACCAGGGCCGACAACCTGTGCAAGAAATTCAACCGAATCACTCCTGAACTCCGTCATGCCCAATGTGTCATCTATTGCCATGTCGTGGATTTTCGTGCCACGATATCGCCTGTATCTCCGCGCATACCCCGATTCGGGAAAAGACAACCCGTGATCAATAGACACAACCCGCTTGCGCCCATCGATAACCTTCAGCATATAATTCGAGCTATGCCGATCAGTATTCCCAATTACTAAATCCAGAATCAACTGGCGCTGCAAATCCCCAGCGTCAATCTTTTCTTTATCCATGTAGGTTCTAATGTTAGTGCGAGGACGCTCACCCCGCACCCTACGCCCCGTCCTGATCATCGAACCTGGGCGAAACCCAGACTTCCCAGCCGTCTTCGCATCAGTAACAAATCGCTGTATCGACCCAGGCCCACCCGACCAACCTTTCGTCCGGCGAACAGTCCGCACCTTTGTGTCTGGCACCATATTCGTGCCAAGTAACCGATCTATCCTATACGCCAACGTCTCACGGCGAGCCAGATTGAAATCCGGATTCGTTACCGTGCTCCGCATCCCAGCAAAGCCCTCGCCCTCTGTTGGCTTAAATACGCCCTTGAAATCCTTGCCCTGCACAATCATCGTTTCGCTGCTTGACATCACGTCGAGTTCTTTTCTGCTTGTCACCTTCCCATCCAAATCACTAATGTTCCGATCTCCACTGTTGGCAATCGCGGTCGTTCTCGACTGGCGTAAAGGCTTCGGATACGAATCGCCCACAGTCTCATCAGCCTTCGCAAGAAACCGGCGATATGCGGGGCCGTCAACAATCTCAAGCTCCCCGCCCCTTTTCCACCGTGCAATCAACTTCGGTGGAACGTCCGCAGGGCTATTGTTATCCCACAAGGCAAACTCGTCAAACAAATCATCATCTATCGCCCGTGGCACTACACGAGACACACCCCGATGCGTCCCACGCAATACATCTTCCGGCACATACCTCCCAGACCTCTCTGCCCTCCCAAGCATCCGAATCATCGCTTCATCTGTGTCAATAGTGACGTAATTCCCTACAAGCCTTGTCGCGCCACGCTTTCGATATCCAGCCAACTTCCTTACAAACGAGTCGTAGTCTCCATCTCCAGTCCCGTCGGCAACAATGTTTAATCCTCTGCGCTGCCCTTCTTTGATAATGCGCTTCGCAAGGTGGCTTGCCTCTACATGCGTTATCGACGCTGCTTCAGAGCTACCCTCGACAACAAGCACCTGGTACTCTGGAAACATCCCACGGATTTCGTCTGGGTCAACAGGAGCCGCATTATTGCCGAACCGCTTCAAAGCTGCTTTATTGGCGACTGTTTTTCCAGACGCTGGCCCTCCACCCAACACCGCAATTTCTGGCTTCTCCACAGCAGTCGCCCGACGAATCAGGTTGCCAGCCTTGTCTCTCGGTCCAGCTAATTGGTGTTCTAAAATCTCATCATGGAGCTTCTGGCGCTCTGGCGTGAAAATCGGATTCCCGTCTTTGTCTTTCCCAATAACATGCCGATCCCATGTCGGCTCCAACGAAGTGCCTTGTGGGGTTCTCGGGACGGGCTTCCCTGCCGTCTTTTCTAGATTATCTGGAATCTTCCGCTTCGTGGGCCTTCGACCGGCTGGTCTTTTCTTCTTTACTCCAATCGCTCGCGACGAAGCAAGCGGAGGCTCACCTATTGGCCCAACACGCTGCACTGGACTCGACTTCGACGCCCTCACCAATCCAATCGCACACCGACACAACGGATGCAACGGCGGGGCTGGCACCCCATTCGCAAACCCCTGACCCATCGGGATCGGTTTCTTCCCCAACGCCAGGCACCTATCACACAAACGATCATCAGGCGTTACAATCCACTTCTTAACGAGGCGACTTGGGTCTAGCTGCCCCTGCTTGATCCCCTCCTCCCAGAGCAACAACTGACCCATGTTGGCCGCTCGCATGGATTCAGTCCTGGCGATAGCCTCTGCCCGTAACCCTCGGTACAGCTTCTCTTTTCTCTTTACAAGCTTCTCTATCCTTGCCGACGTTAATCCCTTGCCCTCTAGGTCTGCCCTGTAATTTTGCAGCGCCATATATTGGCGAGACTGCAGCCCAACCGACTCAAACACACGGTTCGCCACCTTCCGCGAGGATAGTCCAGAATCCATCGCATCCTTCACAGCTTGCCGTATGGTTTTGAGTTGGTCTTCGCCTATTTGGTCAATAAGGGTGCCGACCTTATCACGAGCGTATAAAGAGGCTTGTGGATTCGTAACGTCGAACTGGACAGCCGACGGGTCGTCTAGGATTTTCTCAGCACTGAGCTTGCCAGAATCAACAACCGTTTCCGTTATGATTTCAGTGATGACCGCACGTTGGTCATTGGCCTTGGTTCCCCAAGAATCAGCAACCAAGTCGAACACCTTGGGCGCATTCCCCTGCTTAATCGCACCTTCTACACCAGTGCGAAGCTCGGCCCCTCCAACCTTCCCAACAACATTAACAAACCCAGCCTCTAGAGCCGTGACCTTGGCATCAGCAACACCCTGGACACCTTTCCAGTCGTCCCATAAATCCGTGAACGGCATTCATCTCCTCAACCACGCCCGTACGGATCTTCTGCCAACTCCTCCAACGGAGGACACGCACAGTCATTTACCTTTGCCCATGCGGTGTTCAACAATCCGGTGTCATGGGTACTGGCTCCATTTTCCACCCTTACCCATGACACGCCTATGTTTGCTTCTTCGCCACCAGATTATTCAGCGCAACGATGGCGTCAATGACCTCTCTGGTGGCTTTTTCCACATCCTCGTCGTCCAGCAGGTCTTTTCCTGCTCCTGCCTCGACTAGCCCCAGCGTGGCCTTGACCATATACACCGCCGCGTCTTGCTTATATTGACCTCTCGGCGCTTTAATGAACTTCTCTACCCAGTTCACCGCTTCCACGATAAACGGAAACAGCTTCATCCCTAATGCCAACCATCCCATGACTATTCCTCCTCTGTGTCTCTTCCGGGGTCATCAGCCCCGGCGTTGATTAATTGCTGCTCCTCTGGCAATGTGCGCCCCGGTTCGATCCATTCGCCCTGTTGTAAATTCCAGAACAGTGTGTCGTGCGATAACGCGCCAGCTTGCCACGCTGCGACCAACACCTGGGCCTCTTTAGAATCCAGACGCGTATCGAAGAAATCCTTATTCAGCGAAAAAGACACATCATTTCCAACATCATCAATGCCCGCCCACCAAGCGTGCCATCGCATTACCTGATTCAAGCCCTGATCAAACGTCGTTGCCATTGTTGACAGCACCGAATACTCAGCCGACGAGCGAATCCTGAGCGCCTCTGCCGTCTCTGGTGACTTCCTCTGCTGTTCGATGATTCTTGCACCCAACGCCGCCATCCGTTCCTGCTTGGCCGCGCTCAATCGTTCAATTGAACCAAGCCCATCGCCCGTATACTCCAGCATTCCCGCTCTGGCGTTTGGCTCCGGCAACACCCACGCCCGAGAGCTTCCAATCGGCAAATCGCCATCCAACTCCACACCAGACACCCACGGTGTAGGCAACGAGGTTAAATGTGCTCCATGCTCATGGTCGGCGCTCGTCCGGTAATGCGAGAGGTTCACCTCGACCAAATCCAGCAACGGCGGCTTTTCTATGGCTGGCGTCAACGCGCTTGGCCCGAAAAACTGAAACGGAATATAATCCAGCGGCTCTCCTTTTCTTAACGGTATAACTGGCTTATCGAACTCCACCCAATCCTGCGACTCGATAGACTTGTCTCGCTTCTTCTGTCTAAACCTGTGGATCTCGTAATACGGGGCCGCGCTTTCGGAGTCAACTAGCTCCAGTACCCGAATCTGCGGAACCAAGATTGGCACCCACGGATCTAGCGGATCGACCTCCTCAACGGACTCGGACAACACCACCCGAGACAGTCGCTCTTGACCACCGATCACCGCCGTTCGCCAACTCAAAATATCCTCTGCAAGTCGAGGCACCCAGTATGGGCGGGGAGTCGTCATCCCAGGTGGAGGCTCGTCGGTCATCTCAACCTGAATACCAAACCGGCCCAGGATCATCACCTCCTGAAAACCAGTCATCGCAAAGGCGCGTATCGGTTTCGCCGTAAGCGTCACATCCTGTAAGTCAGATTCCAGCGCTGCCGGAAAGATCACGCTCGGGGCCGTCCTGAACACGCACCCGAGCAACCCCATGACCGTCCTAGCGGTAGCATTGTAAAACTCAGCCCTCTCGATGTAGTTCTCGTAGTTACTCGCAACTGATGGCAAGTACTGAGTGCCGCGAGCTTTCACAGCATCGCTCCCCTCAAAACAATCTCGGCACCGTTGCCACCTAGCAAGCGCTGTTATATATTCCGAACGAGGAGAGTTCACAGGCATAGTTCGCCTCTCTGTAAGTGTGAATATTTACACGCCACTGCTGTCGCGCAAAAGCATCAAGCGCCATTCGACTTTCCCTTAGGCGTTGACTCTCTTGCGTAGACATCTAGCTATACTTGGCCCGTCTCGCCAGCTTCTTCTGAACCATCATCTCGTTCAGGTCATGTCCGTCCGCCACAACGGTAATCAGCCACCGCCCATATTTCCCCTGCTGCCGATCCCCTGACGGTCGAGTAATAATCACCAC